ATACAATGGTGAATAGCCAATTCCAAATGTCTGCTTGTAATTCATAGCTGCAGCTATAGCCGATTGTTCATTACTGGTAAGAGTAGTTTCCCAAGGAGCAAATATGCCAACTAATGTAGTTTGGTCTGGTATCACAGAAGCCAGCGTTACTGCCCCGAGACCTGTCGCCAATATACCTGAATTTGATATGCCAGTGCCATCACCAACCACACTGACTACACTGCTCCATACCTTGGTATTATCTGCAAGGTTAAATTTCAGCAGGCTGCCAGCAGCGATAAAGGATTCCCCAGAACCTGCTGTAGCGTCTTGTCCAAGTCGCTGTGCCTTACCAAAGATGTCTATGCTGCCAGTGCAGCTTCCTGTGTTGGCTGTGACAAGATTCCAGTATGCATATGGACTGGTGTATACTGGATAATTCTTGTAGAAAAAGTTTTGCAATTCTAACGCAGCTTCTGCAAAGGTTGTGTTGCTACCGCCATCGATCATTGGCTGTATGTTGTCTATAACGTAAACAGCATTTGGAGTGCCAATGTTAATCACAACTTCTTGTGCATTCAAATCGTATTCTTCGTACAGGATACCATCTGTACCAAACACGTTGATATTCTGATATGTCCCTGTGGGATCATTGATGTCCAGGTATCTGCTCTGTCCGCTGTAGGTGCGATTAAGTGCCTTTACCTTCAGAGCCTGGCTGCTCTGCAGCGGAAATAGATTATAATCTTCACCGTTGACCATGCGGTCTTGTGTGTAATATACCTGTTCGGCTGCCAGCTGTATCTGCTGATTGCTCTGCGTAGTCTGGCTGTTGGCAACCGTGTATTGTAGATTGGTATTGAACGCCACGCTGTATGTGTTGAACAGATTGTCATTGTAGCTGAAGTTGAACTTGAGATTGGTCATGTCCGTGGGACGTATCTGGTACTGAAGACCATTGCTCACACGATACCAAACTCTGAGCAAACCGACCGGAACAGTACCAAAGTTACCATCGGCGAATCTCAAGCTAATCTGGTCAGCACCATTGAAATCGCGAGTGATGATGCTGTAGATATTGCGAATGCTGTTGTTGATGCTGTTGTAGATAACGTTAAAGCCATTGACGCTTGGTACCTGAGTCCAGTTGGCTGTGACAAGGCCTGCTGTGTTGATGTTCTGTACCCAAACGTCTGTTTGGTTGATGCCGCTGACATTGACATCTATAACACGATTGGCTATTGGTAGATCCAATTGGTAATCAGAGAATCCCATGGTTCCCTGTTTGAAGAACAGGAAGAAGCCCGTGTTTGCACTGTCATAACCATTGCCATCGTTCTGATATATGATGTACCAGCTGTTGATTGGATTAGGATCTCTTTCAAAGAAATAACCAGTAGTACCAAGCACGGTGGCATTACCACCAGTTGCTCCGTTGAAGTCTGGATTGGCCAGCTCAAAGTTCATGTTGTTGCCGCCTACTACGGCTGTGAATGGAACAACGCTGGTAGGTATGGCTGTGTTGTTTAGAGCATATAGTTCAGTTGGTATGTTGTTGACTACGCCACTCTTGGCAGGATTACCAAAGTAATTGGTGCTGTTTAGAGATGCATTCAGCACCAAGGTAAATTGCTCTTGCCAGTCCGGATTGTTCTGATCATTCCAATTGATAGGAGTGTTCTTGAGATTCAGACCATTGGCGTCGTAGATGTCCTCATTGCTTACTATCTGTGAAACCTTGAGTATGCCCGCGCTTGGTATGCTGCGTTGAGGTTGATAGTTGAGCATGCGAGCAAGACGGAAGATGCTGTCACGACGCTGTGCAGTATCAAGGAAGTTCTCGCGTGTATTGAGATCCATCCTGAATGCCAAGCTTTGACCCAGATAGGCCAACAGGTCAATGATTGCTACGAATTCGCTGCTTTCAGTCCAATCGTTGAAATCTTCCGGATAGTTGAGGCGAATGTATTCTACCATAGCAGTGCGTATGGTTGGAAAGTCATAGGCGTTGAAGTTTACCTGGGTAAATGCCTGATAGATGACCTGCCAATCTTCTGCTGCGAACAGCTGCTTCTGACGTTGTTGTTGACTTACTGCCATCCTATTCCCTCATCACGAAATCTTATCTAAGTTTACTGCGTCTTGGTCAAATTGGACACTAAAAGAATTCACCACTCCGTAAGGTTGATAGAACAGCGTCATCTGCACCAACAGGCCTTGGTTGATCTGCGTCACTGTGATACCTTGCAAGATCACCCTTGTCTCTGTGTTCACTATGCGAGTAGCCTCGGCTGTCACAGCTTCGATCAATGCCTCATCAAAAGGTTCAAACAGCATGTCCCAGATCTTGCATCCGTAAGTTGGCATCATCACTCGTTCGCCAGGTAGGGTATTAAAATGATTGTAAAGATCGCGATCAATCAGAGGAACGTCGGCAAATGCTTGATTCTTAGCATTTGTATCCAGCGTGCTGAACCCGTAGAATACCTTGGTAGGAGCAATGATGGCCATGAGTCTGCAGAGTACCTTTTATTATCATGATATTTAGCCATGATTTAACGGCGTATTTTTGTTACGCGCCGCCGCTGTTGATGGGGTTACCACCGCAGAAATTGGTACATTCAGCTCGCCTACGATTCTGCAGCCCAGGTATCACCTTACCTGCAGCATGGCAGTAGCTCATCCATTTTTCCGTAACATCAAAACTGCCTGTGTTAATGATTGCAGCTAGGCTGTTGCAGTTACCAATGTTGTAGGTAAAGCTAACCAACATATCAAACTGAGTTTGGCTGATGTTGACGGTGATGGCTTTTTGTACCTTGGCTTCGCGCGGTGCAAGGTCCTGCTTAAACAAATCAAATATCTCAGTCTCGCTAAGAGGTGATGTTAGAGGACGCTTTTGGCCGTTGATGGTGACGTAGTTACCTGCCTTCTCATCGGGCAGCAACAAGTGTCCGATTCCTATGGTAGGTAATCCTGCGCTGTCCAGATAGGTCTGTGATTTCTTGCCTTCAAACTTGGCTATGAATTCGGCACCTGCTTGGCTGGTGCGCAAGCTACCAGCCGCCTGCTGATCTTTAGCAGCTCCTTGATAGCTGTATTGCGGTTGACCTTTTTGATCATAGCTTTCGCCTTTGTAATTTCCTGGAGGACTGCTGCTGTTTGGAGCTCCTTTGAGATCAAGAGGTTTGCTCTGAGTACCCAACACCTGACCTGGCAACAGAGGCTGNCCTGTATANGGATCTGTGCTGCTNCCTGTTTCAACGTGACCGTTGAAACCCTGCGCCGTAGCTGCATGTCCTTGGAAAGGCTCATGTGCCGGCAATTGGCTCACTATGGTGTTGCGCAGAGTAAATGTCAACTGTGCAGGTGCAGTTACNACTGTGTCTTTCTGCTGGCTGTCTATCGGAACAAGTGCAGGTGGTGCTGCTTTGGCAGCGCTTGGTGCAGGACCATTGAGATCTATGCGAGATGCACCCATCACTATGTTATTGTTCGTTCCAATGCTGAGCAAGCCGTTGCTTTGCATGGTGAGATATCCACCAACAGCAAGATCATAACTGCCATATGCATAATCAAACATGTTGGTTTGAGCTGTACGTGCCATCAAACCAGTGCTCTGGATGTACATGTCTCGGTCGCTTGTAAGATGCATGTCAAGGTGGGCATTGATCATCACCACACCAGCTTGGGTGGTATTGTTATTGGTCACTGTGATTGGGTTGTTGGTTGTTTCATTTTGCAAAGTACCAATTATGGTGCTGGCATTGCTGATCATGGACTGGTTGCCAGGAGCAAATGTTATATGTAGATAGGTCATGCTGCCGTCTTGATTGGTAGTGACATCTCCCAAGGTGGCTTTAGGTGTTGTATTGGTTGCTGTGCTCTGTGTGCTGGTTTTGTTCGCCGGTGGTGTAGGGGTTACTATCTGTCCAATATTGCCCTGAATGTTTTGCGTCATGGTAGCATAATCAACGGTACCATCGCTGTTAAAAACAATGTTTTGTGTGTCATCACCGTTGCCAGCTGCAAAGCCATATACAGTAGCATGTGCATCTGGGCTATCAGGTATCACCCAGATGTAATGTTGTGCATTTACTGTGCTGCGAATGTTCTGCAGATTCGTGGTAGTCACACCCGGTGTGCCTTGACCATCATTGTAATCGTTACCACCGACAGATATCACAGCATACTGCGGATTCTGCAATGAAGCATTGTTAGTTACAGTATTCAACACATCGGCTGTAGTAGCACTGCTGCTGTTATTGGTTATGGTACCAGGATATGCTGCAGCTATGCCAGTTCCCACGCCTCCTGCTATATTATCGCCTACAACCACCACAGGTGCGCCGCTACCAGCTGCGGCATTGGTGTTGCTTGCCACAGGCGTAGTTGGTGCTGCATTGCTGGTGCTTGGATTGCTCCACGGGATGCCAGTGATGTCCATGCCAGGAACAAAGGTACCAGTGATGCCGGTGGTCGGCGCGGTAACCATCACCTGAGTATCACTCACAGCAATGGCCGGAACCTGTGCATTGTTTGATGTTTCAGCCTTGATTATGGCACCACTGTTTGGATTGTCTGGAGGATTGGCATTATTGAGTATGCTGCTTACTTCACCTCTAGCTTTGACAAAGATGCTACGACCAGCTTCAATGTTGACATCTAAATCTGCATGCAGGTTCAACGTACCTTGGCTGCGCACGCTGATATCGCTGCTGCCATAAACGTTGATGGCGCCGTTGACACCCAGCTCCATCCAGCTGTTGCCATCGCGGGTAATCATGTAGATAAAACCTTCGGTATCATTTATGATGATCTGCGTGCCCTGTTGGGTTCTCAGCCTTATGTACTTTTCGTCAAGATTGTCATCGATAACAAATTGATTACCACCTGGTGTTAGAATACCAAATGCTGCGTTGATGGGCTGATCTCTACGGGCACCTGCAGTGGTTATACCTCTTGCCGCATCCTGGTCCAGTCCCTGCACCTTGAGCTGATCAGCAAGCGGAGAATATACCGGTCCGTTGGCAGTACTGACAGAAATATCAGTGCGGATCTTATTATATTCCGCTACAGGTAGTCCATTGCTGCCACTGTCACCTGGTATGCCAGGTACCATGTGATTCATGTTCTGTTGATACAGACATCCAAACCATATGCCTCGACCTGGATCGCCGTTGATGAAACAACACACTACCTCGTTCTCAAGATCCGGCGGTACGAACCAAAATCCATAGCTGCGCTGCGTGTTGCGCCATGTAGGTCCAGATGTGTTATCATAAACGCTGGTAGCGCCTGCAAAGGGGCTAGAATAGCTGCAGATAAACCATTGATCAGGATCTAAGGGGTCGCCACTTACTTCTGGAATCCAAACCTTGATCCTGCCCATGCGGGTGGTATCATCAACTGCTTTGACAAATCCAACATATATTCCGTTTAGCTGGGTAGCACGACCATCTGGCGATAGATCATATGCGTCCGGGCTGTCAACTGTCCTCGTTGGTAAGACCATTTGTTACTTCCTCGATACAGTAAATTTATGCTCATGCACCAAAGGCATAGCCACTAGCTTGTTCAAAATTTTGAACAGGATCCGCCGGAGCATTACCGGCTGTGGACTTCTGACCTTCTTTGGCTGTGCTGATTGGATTTTGAGACAACACGTCTTTCTGAGCCTTAAGCGTCTGAGTGAACTTACCTTCCTTAAATATGTTGGTAGTTTCCACGACCATGTATATACCTGTGAAAAAGTCAGCACCTTGGTTATCACTCTTTGCCAAACCAGTGTCCTCGTCTATGACCACACCAACTCGCATTTCTAGCAAGAAGCAGTTGTCGCCTCCCAGATATGAAGCCTGTTCTGCTGTGCTACCTGTGCCCGCATTTGGGTTGTTGGTAAGCTGCACAGCAAGGCTATTGAGCTTGATATTGCTTTGGGCCAACCACCATGGATCCCCTCTGATTCCCAGTTCAATCATCTGGAATTCTTTCTGCACATTGCTAAAGATATTGCCAAAGATAGCTCCAACAAACCCAGTGCCATTGGCAAATGACTGGGCATTAGGATCTGAAGTAGTCTTGGTCTGGTCGGAGTTCTGTTGAGCATTCTGTAGAGAAGGTTTAGGATCAAAAATAGCAATCAGAGGCAAGGGCGGGTTGTTCAAGATAGCAGTATTGACATTGGTATCTTCCACATATGCAGTGGCCAATTGAGCAGTGCGGCTATCTATATAATTGTTCACAGTATTGGCCAGCTGATTAAGAGCA